GTTTGTGCGTTTAGATATGAAACAATTAATGCTCGTCTTAAACGATTAGAGCAGATTTTGATGGCAGCTTGTGGCTTCATCATAGCCATTCTTATAGGGATTGCACTCAAATTATGAGAGAAATATTAACTATATGGGCTTGTTTAATTGGATTGGCTTTTGCATATTCTGCTAAGGCTCAGCCTATTATTACTGAATCAACTAATAAATCAGAGACTACAGTAAAGTCTCCACCACCTTCAGCAATATCCCCTAATATCACCACAATTAATAGCAAGAACTGTTCTACAGGTGTATCAGGTGCAGTACAGACACAGATTCTTGGCATCTCTATGGGTGGCACAACAAGAGATCTAAACTGCGAATTAGTCGTATTGTCAGAGTCTTTGTACTTTCAGCAAATGAAAGCCCCTGCCACGACACTTCTCTGCCAAAACCATAAAGTATGGTGGGCAATGTGGGATGCAGGCGTTTACTGCCCAATTGAAGGCAAGTTCGGTATCAATGCTAAGGAATACTACGAAAGCAATACTGGATTAATGCCAAGACGGCCAAAGATAGAATGAAAAAGTTATTGTGCATTATTGCACTATTGTGCAGTTTTGCACATGCACAAATAATTGAGCATCAAATAAGTGATGATGGATATGTCAGAGTTCCACTCCAGTTTGCATTTCCTTACTATGGTCGTGTGTTTACTGAATCTTATATGTTCAGTAACGGTGTTGTTGGCTTCCTCAATCCGACAAATAGCTGGTGTTGTACAGGATTTGACCTAAGAACTAACAATGGAACACCATTTAACTTTGCAATCATGCCTTTGCAGACTGATCTTCTTAACTATTCAGGTCGATTCTTAACTGAAGGCACTCCACAATATCAGCGATATGTTTGGGAAAACATCTCTGAGTTCGGTAGGCCTGAGAATTTAAATACCTTTGGCGTTGAGATTAGACCTAGTGGGTATATTGGCATGCACTATGAAAAAGTGAATATCAGCCCTGAAAGGACTATTACTATTGGTATGACTGGTGATACAGCTTTGGGTGAATATACTCAGTATTATCATGGGGCAGGGTACTCTACAAGCACACCTTTTAGCTATATCACAGAGTCTACTGGTAACATATGTGTTACCAATCCATTATCTAGTCCTACTTGCCCAGGATACCAAGAGGCATTATTAGTGCAACAATGCACTATTAGTTCTTTATACAGCCCACAATGCCCTGATTACGAAAAAGCATACTTAGCCCAACAATGTGATTTAAGCCCTTTATATGACAAGGCATGCAAAGGATATGAAGAAGCCTATTTTAATCAGCAATGCTCAATTGATGCTTTATACAATACAAAATGTAATGGCTATGAGGCAGCTTACTTTAATCAGCAATGTTTGCTAAATCCTTTATATAACCAAGGGTGCACAGGGTATGCAGAGGCTTACTTTACCTATCAGTGCACTCAGAGTCCTTTATATGACAGAACCTGTAGCGGTTATGCAGAAGCCTATGCTTTAAAGAACATTGTCACACCAAAGACAATTGTTGCTTCTCCTACCGTGCAACTATCAACCACAGGCACAATATCAGTAGAAACACCTATTATTGCTGATACTGTTGTCAATGAGGTTATTACAAAGCCTGCTCCAATAGAGCAAACCAAACGAACTTCTGAACCTGTACAAACTAGTCAGATGACTAGTCAGCCTGAGAAAAAAGAAGAAAAGAAGGATGAACGCAAGGAAGTTAAGCCACAAACAAGAACACTATCTGTACAGCCTAAACCTGTCGAAACTGCCGTAGGAATAGCTCCTAGCATAAAGGTAGCTGATATACCTAAAGGCTTTGATATTATTGACCATTCGCACAAGAAGTTGATTGCTAATCTACCTAGCATTAGAGAAAATAGACGTATTCTTTGGATGAGCAATGATAGCGACAAAAAGCACAGGGAGATGGTAGATGGACAATGGAGCAGATAAAAAAGAAGCATACGAGTTTAGTATTGCTGGTTTTAAACTAAAACTGAACAGTAAGTTTTTATCTATTGCCATTCCTGTGGCATTGACATGTGGTAGTGGTTTATGGGGTGCATTTGAGTTTTATCAGTCTTATCGTGACATGCAAAAGAAGATTGCTACTTATGTTGCACCTGATCTTGGTGAGTTTGATAAACGTTTGGCTTTGGTTGAGGAAACCACTAACAAGACCAATGATTACACTAGAGACATCAAGAATGACCTTAAAAATGACATTCGCAAGCTAGAAAAAGTGGTTGAGCAAGTGGAGCGTGACAGCAAGGAATCCTCACGTTATGTTGATAAAGAACTAAGGGCACAAAAGGATCGTACTGAGAATATGATTAAAGAAGCTCTTAACAACCCTATGAATGGAAGATAATCATGCCTTTTTACGAGTTCCCACAATATGAGTCTTTATCATTTAGAGATAAGGATGAAGATTTAGCGTTGCAGATTGCACGTGGTCAGATTGAAGGTCACGAAATACGTCATGTATTTGGATACAATCCTGACGTTGATTCAGCATCGGAAGAAACAATTTGGACTTATGGTGGGCTTTACACGCATTTAGCAAGTCCAACACTAATGACTGTCAGCTCATCATCTGCAAGTGATACAAGCGCAGGCACTGGTGCACGCACAATTTACTTGCTCGGCATTAACTCTACAGGTCAGGAAGTATCAGAGACTGTTGCGATGAACGGTCAAACTGCTGTTACAACCACACACACTTACACAGAAATCCAATCAGTACAAGTTACAACCGTTGGATCAGGTGGCAAAAATGCAGGTGATATTTATATTGGCACTGGAACTGTAACTAGCGGAGTGCCTGCTAACGTATACGGTCATGTGCTTACAGGTGAGAATCAGTCATTGATGGGCCATTTAACCATTCCTGACAATTACACTGGCTATCTAATCTCAGGCAATATGTCTTGCGGTGCAACACAAGCAGGCAAGAATATCATTGGCAGACTAAAGATTAGGCAAAATGGTGCTTTGTATACTGGTGCAATTGTTACTTTTGCCACAGGTATTACGCCATTCGACTTTAAGTATCCTATCCGTTTGCCTAGTAATGCTTGTATTTCAGCCACAGCTAAATCATCTATTGATAACGAACCAGTGGCATGCTATTTCCAAGTATTATTAATTAAGGACTATCCATGAGCAGAATGACAGCAGAAGAAATTGAAATCCGTATTTGGGCGTTTATTGTCGTCATACTGTCTACCATGCTATTTATTATTGCTATTGGCGTAATGTGGGCTGTAGCATACGAAGATCAAGGCATGGAATTAGCCCCTATTGATGGCATATTCCTAGAAATATTAAAGGCAGTTGCTTACATGTCTATTGGTACATTGGGCGGTATTGCAGGCCGTAAAATTGGCAAAGTAGAAGGGAAAGAAGAATAATGGATGATTTACTAAAGATAGTTAAGAACTATGCTCCAAGTGTTGCTACTGCCTTAGGTGGCCCATTAGCAGGCGCAGCCGTAGGAATGTTGGCAGATAAGCTAGGCATTTCTGATAAAACTGTAGAGGGAGTTACTGCTGCTCTTGTAGGCAATCCTGCAAACTTAGAAAAGTTAAAAGAAATTGAATTAGAGATGTACAAGATTGATGCCCAAGATAGAAATTCTGCACGCAATCGTGAGATTGAAATGGCTAAATCTGATGTTCATTTCATTACCAAGAACATTACATCCATCCTTGCAATTGGTGTTTTAACAGGTTCTCTAATCATTGCTACATTGGTATTCTTTGTTGATTTTCCTGATAGTCAAGAAAACATCCTTATTTTTGTGCTTGGATCATTATTTAGCATTGCAACGCAAGTTGTGTCTTATTACTTTGGTTCTAGCCAAGGTTCTAAAGATAAGTCAGAGGCAATTAGAAACTTAAAGGGGTAACACATGCAATTAACAAATAACTTTAGCCTTAAAGAGCTAACAGTATCTGATACAGCTACACGTTTAGGCTTGGATAACACGCCTAATGAGACTGTAACTGCAAACCTAAAGACATTAGCTGAGAATATCCTACAGCCAGTTCGTGAACATTATGGTAAATCAGTTAAGGTCAATAGTGGCTATCGTGCGCCTGAAGTTAATGCTGCTGTAGGTGGCTCTAAGACTTCAGATCACTGCAAAGGTCAGGCAGCCGACATTGAGATTAATGGTGTTGCTAACGGTGACTTAGCCCAATACATTGTTGATAAATACAAGTTTACCCAAGTTATCCTTGAGTTCTACACACAAGGTATTCCTGATTCAGGTTGGGTTCATGTGTCATACGATGCCAATGACCTAAAATGTCAGGTTCTTACAGCAGTTAAGCAAAATGGTAAAACAGTTTATTTGCCTGGCTTAGTTGTATAACTCTTTTAGGTAGGTCAGATATACATTTCCTTGGTGGGCGAGGCGTAATGTGAATGATCTACCATCTTTTCTTTCTTTTAGTATAAAGCCTCTTTCAGCTAGGCGATCTACTGCACGCTTGGCATTATCCCATTTGTATACATTCTCAGATTCAGCAATGTGAGTAACGAATGATGGCTGAACGTCACCATATTGTGCCAAGACACCTAGTACATATTCTTCACGCCATGTCAGTTCAAAAGTAGTTCTAAGCTGTTGATGTTTATAAGGGTTCATGGCTTCTCTGTAAATCGGCATTGAATATATGCTTTATCAAATCTTGACATTCCAAGAATCTGACAATCATCTATGATGGTCTTTTTAATTAAAATCTCACCAATACTTAGCCCTACGGCAAATGCAATTCCGACTGCACAAAACCATTTTAACCACTTGTTATCCATATTCAATCCTTTTCTTCTAGGGCAGTCTCTACCTTGATTGCAATTATCATTGCAACAAAAATCAGAACTACTATCAACAATGGGCTTAGGATTGTCAGAACCACGCTGCCGCCAAGTCTCTACGAGGTTTCGTATCATGTGCTTCTCCTTTTCTAGGTCTATAAGGTCTAGGACTGCGTGCTTGGTCGTATACCCAATGTGGGATACGCTCAGGCTTTGGTGCATTTGGCTTATTGCCACATTTAAACAACGGCCTAAAGTCACCAGGCGTTCTTTCGTACTTATGAATGTAGACTACGCCAGCCATTTCAAGTTCTTTGATATAGCTTCTAGCACACGCATACTTAACATTAAGCAACTCTGCCACTTGATGCACGCTGATAGCACGCTTTTTCATTGCTTTGACAATGGCATCCATGCGTAACATCTTGACTACGCTTCTGCGAGATGGATAAGTAATCAATTTAACCCTCTATTAAATTCGTAATTGGCTTGATCTTCTGCTTGCTTGATGCAGTACTCCTCTACAGCTTTGAATATAACTCGGCCATATTCTGTAAAGTCATTATGCAAAATAGCGTACTCAAGCGTTTCTTTGTATGGATACAAACACTCATCTGTGATGGCTTCCATTGCATTGTCAAAACGCTCAGGATTCCACTCTGTATTGAGTAACTCACATACACGCTCATTAAACTGTTCGTCTAACTGATCTTCTGCATCAGCCTGTGACATAAGAAATCTATCCATTTAACATCCCCCTATGAACTCTACCGTCAGATAACTGCTCAATTAGCTTAACCTTTGCCAATGGTACGCCTCTACTGCGCCAATTGTGAATGGCTTGGTAGCTAACTCCAATGGCATCGGCAGCCCCTCTCATGCCACCAAACTCAATGATTAATGATGTAAAGAACTTGCAATGTTCTTCAGGCTTGATAGCATCGCCCATGCGTTCAGTTGCGCTCAATTTGCACTCCTAAGGCATCAAATAACTGTTCTGTGGCAAAACTAAGGCTATCAGCCAATTGCTGAGCTAACACAAAGTTTTTACTTAATGTGGCCAAGTGAATCTCTTGGGTAATCTTTTTAATCTCTAATAGGGCTTCTGAATAATCCATCACATATTCCTTAAATTAATGTTGTTGTCAATCGCAAATACTTCTATAAAACATATTAAATCTGACATCTGCTCCATCGTAAAGTCTCTTGTGGATAACTTCCTATGACCAAAAAGGTAGGTAGTAAACAATTCCTTCCATTCCTCTTTACTCAATTGCCAATCATTCCATTTGGCTTGAATAGCAATATCTGAAAGCATGGCCCACATCAACTTATATTGTGCTCTAGTAGGACTAACCAAGGAAAGCAATCCTCTTATAAATCTCTCTAGTGCGATATACATCACCAGCACAATAAGTAGCAACCTTGTCAATATCACCTGACTTGACTGCATCCCAAACCATAGAACCGTCAAACTCCTCGTCAAACTCAGCACCCTTTAATGGCATGTTAAATACTTCACATAACTTATTAAGTGATACTCGGTTAGATGCGCCCGCCCATTTAGTCATAGTGTCAAATACATGATCTGACCAAGGCTTAGCATCAAACGGTATGAATGACGGTGGCGTAATACCTAGAACGACTGATCGCTGAAACAAGAAGCGTAGGTCAAAGCCAATGATGTTATGGCCTACAAATACAGGGTTCATTGACTGACTAGCATTGAATGAGTCACGCAATACATCGTAAAACATAGTAATTATGCGGACTTCATTAAACTCATGGTCTTGACCAGGTATCGCAATGGTAACTGGATCAGCATCATCAATAGCATACCCAATACAGCATATATGACCAAAGCCACCATCAAACGATGTCTTGCGCCACTTTTCTTCTACCTCTGAATCAATCTCAGCAGCTTTGCCACTGACATACTCAAGAATCTTAGATTCGTCTTTGTAGTTGCCAGGCGCTTTGATGAACTGCTTTTCACGCTCAGCATCTAACTTAAACATCTCTAAGACTCTAGGATTCTGAGCAGGTATGGTTTCAAGATCAAATGTGATTATCATTTGGCTTCCAATTCACCCTTGCGAGAGTTGTATAGGTTTAGGATAGTTACTTGCTCATCAGGTGCTTTAGCAGTCATTTTGTACAATGGGCCGAACTGACCTTTTAGCTCATCCATAGTCTCTACTGCCCAAAACATCTTCTCTGCATACTCAAGCACTGACATACCATCAGGAATAGTAACTTCAGGCTTAGCTTCTACCTTTGGCTCAGGCTTCTTTGCCACTGGCTTAGGTGCAGTCTTAACTGCTTCATTGCCATCATCATCTTCAGGTGCAATACCACAGGCAGCTAGTAACTGACCTCTACGAGCATAAGTCAATGCAGACATAAAGCCTTGTGCATCTTGCTTGCTTGCAGGAAAGTGTAGCTTACCAGTGGATAGCATCTCACCTGACTCATGCAAGAAGATAGTTTCAACGATTACGCCATTGTCAGACTCATGCGTATTCTGAATTAAACTGATACCGTTGTTATTAAGGGCATCTTTAACAGCATCCACGCAAGCAGATAAATTGGCATACTTTGATCTAAAGTGAGGATTGGTTGCATCCTTACGAGCAGGCTCAAATTCCTTTTGTGCTTTTACTAAAGCGGTAGCTAATGATTTCATTTCATTCCTTTTTGTTGATGAATTGTTACGATAAATGTTGATGTTTTGTTTAGCAATAGGTATTTACAACTATTTCACAATGTGCAATTACAAGTCCTCAAGATAGAGAGATATATCCTTTTGGCGTTCATGTTGCACACGCTTCATAATCAATCCTGATAACTTAGCAAGTTCAGCAATGTTATGTTGCAGTGCTTTCTCTAAGTCACCTTTTGCTACTGCAATGCCTAGGTGGTTGTAGGCATCACTGATTTCTTCTAATTGTTTAGTCATTTGGTCAATAATTCTGCGTGATCCGTTGAGATAGCTGAATGTATGCCAATCCATAGCTGGTTTATTTTTCATTTTCTACTTTCTGTATTCTTTGACCAATCCATTTCATTACAGGCACTGCCATTGAGTTGCCTAATGCTTTATAACGAGGTGAATCAGGACAGTTTTCTTTGATGTTTGTATAGTCATCAGGGAAGCCTTGCAATCTTTCACACTCTGTTGGAGTTAATCTTCTAACAGCCATATTGTGAAATAACTGTTGGTCTTGAGTTGTGCTTATAGTAAATGCGGCTTCATCTTGACCAAGATAGCCTTTGCCACCACCTTCACAGCCACCAGGCACCTTAAATGTATGAGCTACAAATGTTTGAGCGTGATGTGATTGAACTGAAGGTCTAGTTGCTTGCAATGCAGGAGTAACTTCTAGTGGTGTAGCACTAAAGTTGTTTGCTATAGCATCTTCACGAATTGAATATGCTTGAACTAAAGGCACATTCCCACCACCAGTACCCCAACGACTTGTAACAGTTTGGCAAGTATCTCCCATATCTTTAACTCGACTGTCGGCAGGGTGAGTTTCATAAACCTTATGGGCAACAAACAAACCACATTCATTGCCTGATGGCCCACCACTACCTTTAGCCCTACTTGTCCTCAGTGTGGTTTTGTATATAAAGTAAAGACAGATATACGACATGAAGCAGGTGAGTTGCAAAAGCTAAACGGTTCAGTGGCTAAGACATCCACCTTGTTTGAGGAGTTGGCTTACTACGCTCACAGCAAAGGCAAAGACCCTGAGCAAGCACAGAAGTTTTGCAGTGCAATGTACAAAAACATTGTAGGCGTATGGCCGAACAAAAAGTTTGCAGAAGTCACGCCTATTGTGCCTACGATTGAGACTGTCAATAAGATAAAGCATCAACAGATTCGCTTTGCTAAGTCTAAATTTAAAAGGAATATTTAATGAACTATCTGTCAGTTTGTTCAGGTATTGAGGCTGCTACAGTTGCATGGCATGACCTTGGATGGAACGCATTAGGCTACAGTGAAATAGAGAAGTTTCCTAGTGAAGTATTAAAACATCATTACCCAACGGTAACTAATTTTGGGGATATGACTAAATATAAGGAGTGGGATTTTGGAACAAATAGATTGGATTTACTCGTTGGTGGAACGCCCTGCCAATCATTCTCCGTTGCAGGACTCAGAAAAGGACTTGAAGATCCAAGAGGAAACCTCGCTCTCACCTATGTGGGTATTCTTGACAAGTTTAGACCCAAGTGGTGCATTTGGGAAAACGTGCCAGGTGTCCTTAGTTCAAACGGTGGAAGGGATTTTGGAGCCTTCCTCGGGGCGTTGGTTGAACTCGGGTATGGGTTCGCCTACAGAGTGCTTGACGCTCAGAACTTCGGAGTCGCACAAAGACGCAGAAGGGTGTTTGTTGTCGGATGTTCTACAGGTTGGGAATCTGCCGCAAT